ATCGGGGCTGCGATTACCCCCGGTGGACGAGGCCTGGGAGGACCCGTGCGCGATCATCGGGCGGTCCTCATCGCCTCGTCGAATGCCGCGCGGAACTCAGCGTCGAGGTCACGACGCACGACGTCACCGACGATCTCCTCGAGGTCGAGCACCCTGCGATAGCTCGCTTCATTGACGAACAGGAAGACGGGCTTGATCACGCTCTGATCGCCGACGCGCGTGGCCGACCAGATACCTGGTGCGAGGTGACCTCTCACGCCCGGCTTGAGCACGAAGATGCGCGAGGCTATTGCGCCGCGTGTCGTGGTTTGCTTTTGACTGATTGCGCGCAGGATGCGGCCGAGCGTGGCTTTGCTGACGTTTCCGTAGGCGTCGCGCTGCACACCATCCCGTGACGGGACCGCCAGCCAGCCGGCAGGCAGGATGCCCATGCTTCGCATCGCCAGTTCCATCGGCTTGTTGCCGCGCTCGCCCGCGTTGATGTGCTCGCGCAGGTAATGGGCCGGCGTGGCGCGCGCGCCCTGGTCCTTGATGCCCACCGTCGCCTCGAGGCTGCTGGTTCGCGCGGCGGTGACGAAAACGCCCTTCCTGATCCACGGCGTCGCGTTGCTGAACACGCCGCCGATCTGCTGCTCGATCGCCTTCTGCCCCTTCTTCGCCACGGCCGTGAGCGCGCGCGCCGTCGCGTACTTGATCTGCTTCGCGCCCTGCTCGCCGAACTGGCGAGCGAAGCGCTCGAGATCGCTGGTATCGACTTTGATCCTCGCCACCATCACTCGCCCCCCTGTTCGCGCTGCCACCACAGATCCGCCAGGCGCTGCTCGGCCTCGTAGGACAGCACTGGCGTCACGCCCTGCCCCCACTCGGCCCGCTTGCCGACCTCGTGGCCGTTCTCGCGGGCGTGGAAGCCACCCTCCTGCATCCCGCGCTTGATGGCGTCGTTGTCGGTCAGGCCGGCATCGCGGAAGGCATCCACGAAGGCGGTGATCTCGGGCATTGCGGCCCGCATCGGCTTGTTGCTCATGCTCGGCTCCTGGTGTCCACCTGAAAAGGACGGTGTCCACTTGGTGTCCACGTATTTCGATTCCAGTGGACACCGCAAACCCGCGCCGTTGCTGGTGGTGTCCGGGTGTCCACTAGAAACGTGTGTAAAAAGTTGCGCATGTGCGCGCACGCCCGCGTGAGAGAGCCTGCGTTTTCTGGTGGACACCCGGACACCAATGGCAAACCCCGCGCCGGCACTGGCTTTGCGGTGTCCGGCAAGGTGTCCACTAGAAACAGTCCAGTGGACACCACCAGCAACGGCGCGGGTTTGCGGTGTCCACTGGAATTTCGCGGCGAGCTCAAATCGGCACATCGGCGGCCTCTCCCTGGTCGTCTTCGCGCACCCAGCCATTCACCCGCGCGTTCTTCGGCCCGACCTTCTTCGTCTTGAACCCAAGCCGGCGCAGGATGGCCGCCACCCGTTTCTGCTCCAGCGGCGTCCATCGCGCCTTATCCAACAGCAGCGCCCCGCCCATGATCTGGGCCGTCGTGTAGTACGGCAGCTTGTTGTTGTCGGCGAGGAACTTCAGGATCGGCTCCTCCCAGGCATCGACGTTCTGCCTGTGGTCGCCCTGCTCCTGGAACAGCTCGAACTCGCTCCACGGCCGGTCGATCAGCGGCTCCTCGTCGGGCTCCAGCACGAACACGCGCTTATCCACCCACCACGTCACGCCCTGGCGGAACAGCGACACCGCCTCCGCCCACAGCTGGTCGCGCTGGCTGCGGATCCTGTCCAGATCCACGAAACCGACCTCGAAGGGCCACACGCGGCGCATGCCGGTCTCGTCCTTGCCGTACTGCTCCATGTTGGTCGTCCCCACGAAGATGCACTGACGCGGCACATCCTCGGCGCGCTTGCCGTAATGCCAGCGCACCCGGTCGACCTGCGTGGTCAGGAACTGCTTGAACGCGGTGTCATCCGCCTTGCGGTGCGCGTCCATCTCGGCCATCTCGTAGGCCCACTTGCCCTGCATCTGGGCCAGTGCGTCCTTGTCGCCGATCGTCAGTTTGCTGTCGCTGAACCACTCGTCGCCGAACAGCGCGCGGATCGACGTGGACTTGAAGTCGCCCTGGCCGCCCTCGAGCACGAGCATGGTGTCGAGCTTGCAGCCGGGTTTGTAGATGCGCGCCACGGCGCCCACCAGCCACTTCACGCCCGCCAGCTCGAGGTACTTGCCCAAGCGCCGATGCGCGCCCGGATCCTCGCGCCGGAGCGCAGCCGAGCCGGCGGTGGAAAGCGCGCCCCAGCAGTCGGACAGCAGCGTGACCAGGCGCGGCGTTCCGTCCCACACCAGCGCGTCGAGATACTCGCGCACCGGGTGGAAAGGCGCGGCGTGCGCCACCTGCATCACGGCATCCATCACCGTGGTCTTCTTGGGCTCGAAGCTGTACGTCTTCGTCAGATACACCTGCAGGCGCACGTCATCGATGTCCGCCCACTCGCCCTCGGTCGCCGGCAGCACGGGCGGCATGCGGCGCTTGACGATCCGGTAGCTGAACTGGTTGAACCCCAGCACCCCGCGCCACAGCGGATCTCCCTCCAGCACGTGCAACGTGTTGTACAGGCTCGGCTGGATGTTGCCCTTGTCGTTGCGGCGGAACTGGGAATTGAAGTCGGCCGAGTCATGCACGAAGTGCATCAGGTCATCGACGGGCGGGCCGTCCATGACCCACTCGGGCGGCTCATCCATCGAGGCGGACGGTGCTTGCATGCTCGGCTCGGCTGCGCCCCTGCTCGAGGGTGTGGGAGCCGCTTTGCGGGCGCGCTTGCGCTTTCCGCCGATGCTTGCGGGGTCGATACCCAGGCGGGCGCAAAGCCACTCGGCAGCCTCCAGCGGCTTCGACGGGGCGCCCCACTCAAGAACAAGATCGATCGCCGTTTTGCCGCACTCGGTCCCGAAGTCGAAGATGCCCTCGGGCACCATCGACAGGTCTTCCTGAAGGTCCCGCCCAAGGTCGGCAGAGCTGATGCGGAACCCGTCCTTGTACGGCTGCGCTTTCGGCAGCAGCGCCGGAACCCATGCGGCCAGGTTGTGCAGCGCCTTGGAATTCACCCGGGCGAAGAACGAACGTTCCTCTAGCCCCCCCTCCTCCTGACCTTCGACTGGCTGCCGCGCGGGCGAGCTCGACCCGGTTGCGCGATGCTTTCCGCGGGCCTCGTCAATCACCTGGTGCAGGCGCTCGACTACCGCGGGACGAATCGCCGTAACCACATCCGGCGACCCCGGAAACTGGCGTCCGGTCACCGTGAAAAACTGCCGGCCGCAGAACATCTCCACGCCGATCTCGTTGCTCTTGTGGCTCTTGGTCTCGCCGAGGCAGTAGATATGCACGCCACGGCCCGAGGGCGACAGCTCGGTGAAGCTGTCGCACGCCGCGATGATTCCGGCCGCACGCTCCTGCACCTCGCCGGTCTCGGCGTCGATGACGTTGTCGAGGTCGATGCCGATCAGGCCGTCGCCGGGCAGGAAGGCGAAGCCGAGCCCGGCCCATCGGTCATCGTGCAATGCGGCAAGCGCCGCATCGAAGCTCACCAGCTCAGCACGATCGCGGGGGTCACCCTGGTCCACCTGCGGCTGATCGGGCGTCGGCTTCCTTTTACCGTCCGCCCCCTTTGGCGGCTGCCCATTCGGCCATCCACGCAGATGGCCGTTGGCGTAATACGGCATCTTGCTGGGCTTTGCCGCGCCTGCCTTCTTCACGAATCGCCACACCAGCCACTGCGCGCGCTCACGCAGCGCGGCGGGGATGCGGTCGATGTCGATCTCGGGTGCGGCCATCACTTCAGCGCCCCACCTTCTGCTCGGCCTGCCACGTATCGCGGCACTCCGCGTCGCACCACCGCAGCCCATCGGCCAGCGGCTCGCCGCAGCACAGGCACACGCCTGTCGCCGAGGGGCCTTCAGGCGCCCGCACCTTCAGTGCAAGCGCCCGGTCTTTCTCCTCACGATCGGCGCCCAGGTCGGCGAAGTCGGCCATGGTCAGCGCCCTCCCCGCTTGCCCTTGCCCTGCCCCTTCACGCCCGCCGCATCCAGCAGGCCGGGCAACTGCTCGAGCAGCGACTGCACCCGCTGCAGTGCGTCGGACTGGTCGGCCATGCGGTCGCCGCAGTACTTCGCCACCAGGTAGAGGATGGGCGTGACATCGTCGAAGGCCTCGATGTACTGCTCCAGCAGATCGAGATCGAAATGCCGCTGGCCATCGCCAGACAGCATCACGCTCAGGTTGCCCGGATAGACGAACAGCTTGCTCGCCGCACGCTTGAGGCCGTGCCGATACACCCCGGCCGCCACACACTCCTTGAGCGAGCTGTAGCGCTCTGCCAGGCCCGGGTCAATGTCCAATGTCCGTTGGACGTGATCTTGTTCGATAACCATGGATGCAACCTCCTATCGGCAGTTGTGCGCGGTTATCAGTGCCCGCGCTTATCGTGAAATCGTCAGACCAGCAGCGCCTCGACCTGCGAAAAAAGTGAGCCGGCCGCGGCCAACGCCACAGCCGGCTCGAACTTCCCCGAGAGGAGGTGCAGGGAGACAGAGGAAAGAACGGAGACCACCATGTCAGGCAGCCTCTTGCAGCAGATCACCGCGATCCGCCGGCATGCCATCGCGCGCATTGGGGTAGAGGTCGGGTCGGAGTTGGTGCGGCGTGACCCGCCATTCAGTGGCCGCCGCGATCGGGATGACGCGCTCGGCGGGGATGCCGCTGCGCTCGAACTTCCGGATGGCCTGGTAGGTCACGCCGACGGCCTTGGCCAAGGGCTGGAGGCCGACGAGTTCGATCGCGCGCGAGAGGTGAGTCGTGTTCATGGGCGCAGAATACTACTGTCAGTTGTACAACTGCAAGTAAGCCGGCGCTCTGAAACAATCAGTTCTATGACAAGCGGCGATGACAAGCAGGGTTTTGCCCAGCGGCTCAATGAGCTGTGCGATGAGAAGAACGTGCCCCCGAAAGGGAAAGCCCGTCAGCTTCAGGTGGCCAAGGTCTTCAAGGTTACGCAGCAAGCGGCGCGGAAATGGCTTGAAGGCGAGGGCTTCTGCACGATTTCTAAAGGCAAAGAGATAGCCGACTGGGCTGGCGTCAGTTTCGACTGGCTGATGACCGGCACCCTGCCGAAGCGGCCCGACGGCACCCACCCGCTCCTCGCCCGCTATCGCAGCGCAGACCCTGCCACACGCGCGCTGATAGACCTCGCGCTCAACCAGCCCGCTGCCGACGTGCCCGAGGGCCTGTCCGACAGCCTGCGCGCGTTGGTAACTTCGGCGCGCGACTACATCGAGAAACAGATCAACCGCCCATGAGCAACCGACTCGGCCTCGCGACGATCATCAGCGAACCGGTCATGGTGCGCGCCGGACAACTCAATCGGGTGTGGCGCGCGCGGGCGCTCACCGATGAGGGCGAGTCTGTCGGCGTCTACCTCAAACAACTGGGGCCGGCCGCGCTGCTGGCCGAATGCGTGGGGAGCCTGCTCGCGCGCGCCTGCGGCCTGGGGGCGCCGCGCCCGCTGCTGGTGAGCGACCCTAAGTTGCGACTCGGCAAGGCGGACGGCCTGCCGCTGTTCGGCCTCGAAGAAGTCGACAACCGCTCGATGCGACAGTGGATTGAGGACGGCGACGACGTGGCGGTGCAGGAGGCGCTGATGGCATGGCCCAATCTGCGCGCATGCTGCATTCTGGACGAAGCAATCGCCAATATCGACCGCCACGCCGGCAACCTGCTGTGGGACGGCGACGAGGCCTTCGTGCCCATCGATCACGACTTTGCACTGGGCGGGCCGATGCGCCACCCGCTGCGCCCGGTCACGCCCCACGAGACCGTACAGAACCAGCTGGCCGAGCGGCTCGCGGCGCACTTTGGCCCGCGAATCGAAGCCGCCAGGCTCGAAAAGGCCGCGCAGGAGTTGGTGGATCAATGGCGCCTGATCGACCTACGCGCGCTGGCGCCCGAGGACCTCGGAAGCCGAATCGGCGCTTCGAATTGGACGGATGATGTGCTACGGTTAATCGAGTCCCGCATTGCCAACGCAGCAGGCTTACTGCGCAAGCGGGCACGAGACCATCAGCAAATCACCCTCCAGCTCGACAGGCCGTGAACGCACCCATACCGCTCGACTCCAAAGGCTTTCCGCTCCTGCCAGACTTCGGCGCCCACTGGATGCCGGTGTACTGGGAGCCTATCATTGGCTCGGGCGAGCGCATCGCCCTGCTCGTGGCCGCCCGCACCACTGAAGGCGAATGGCGTCTCCAGCCAGCCGCCAGCATGGAGGCTTGGGCGTGCTTTCTGGGCAGCAAGGCGGGAAACGTGCAGCGCTTGGTCGAGTTCATCGAGCGTAGCCTGACGGCGCACATGCAGGCCGGCAAGTGGCTGCAGACATGGCGCTCGCCGCTGTCTGGCGTCAGCCCGGGCGAAGTGCGCTGGGCGCATGGACGCCACTGGGGCGACGTGATCCGCGGCGCGCTGGCCGACTCTGCATTCCTGGCCTCGCTCGCCGACATCCTACCCGACAGCAAGACGGCGGTGACCGAGCATGAATCCGAAGACCTGCGCTGGTCGCGGCTGATTCGCGATGCAGTACAGGCGCGGCGCCCGGAGTGGGCCACGCACTTCAACCGCGCCGTGAAGGCCGGCGAGCATGTCCGCGAGACCCGCATCGACTATCTTGGGCGCCGCTACTGTGCCGGCTTTGCGCGCCTGGTTCCCGGCGGCGGATTGGCGCGCCACTTGAAGGATAGCAAGGCCAAGCTCATCGACCTCGAGCTGGTGCGCAAGCGCGCCGAAGAGGCCGACCTGTTCGCGGGAAGCGCGCACGAGATCGAACTGCTGGCCTTTGTTCCCGCCGAGACCGACGTCGGCTACAGCGAGCGCATGATCCGCGAGGCCCACCGCGCGTTCGCGCTTCTCGAAGAGTTTGCCGACAAGCACGAGATGCGCGTCGAGGCCTGCCCAACCCACCAGATTGCAGCTGACCGGATCCTGCTGAAAGACGCCGCATAGTCGATGTACGCCCAAAATCGAACCGCCCCTGGGCGGTTTTTCTTTGCCTGTCGACACGAAAACTACTTTCGGTTGTTGACTGAATAAAACTCTTAGTTGTATTCTGCACCCATCACCCCGATGGAGCGCAGCGATGCACCCGACCCTCACCTTCCGCACGGTCACCCAGGCCGGCGCAGACCGCCACGGTATCGACGCCCGCGAGCTTCACAAGCGGCTCGACAACGGCACCCGCTTCAACGACTGGATCGCCGCTCGGATCCGCGAGTACGAGTTCGAAGACGGCCGGGACTTTTACTCGATTTCCAGTAAAACCCCAGGCAAGGCCGGCCGGCCCCGCAAGGACTACCTGCTGACGCTGACCACCGCCAAAGAGCTGGCGATGGTCGAGCGCACCGACCAAGGCCGCGCCATCCGCCGCGCGCTGATCGAGCTCGAGGAGCGCGTAGCCAGCGGCGACGTCACCCTCGCCGCCGAGATCGCCGACCGTGCCTCGCACGAAGACCAGGCGTGGCTGGCCACCCGCATGCAGGGCAAGGTCGCCCGCAACCGCTTCACCGCCACGCTGCAAGCGCACGGTGTCGAGGGACGCGGCTACGGCGACTGCACCAACGAGATCTACAAGCCCATCGTGGGCGGCAAGGCCGAAGAGATTCGCCAGCTTCGTGGCCTGAAGCCTCGCGCAAGCATCCGCGACGTACTCCCCCTGAAACAGCTGTTCGCCGTCGGCCTGGCCGAGATTCTTGCCGCCGAGCGCATCGAGGCCCGCGGCGCCAAGGGCAACACCCGCTGCCGCACCGAATGCAGCCGCGCCGCGCTGAGCGTGGCCGGGTCGCTGATGCACGCCTGAGGAGTACGCCATGAACCGCACGCTGATCGTCAAGCACACCAAGGACCGCCACGGCGCACCGCTGGCGTGTGTGCACAACCTCCCCGGCGACGGGGCTGAGTTCGGCGCCGAGCAACTGCGCCGGCTGGCGGCCACGCTGCTGATCATCGCCGACGAGACCGAAAAGCGCGGCGAGCGTGTGCTTTCCGAGGTCCGCACCTACTGCCTGGACGAGATGACCGCATGACCCGCCGCATCAACGCCCTCATGCGCGACTACGTCGACCTGCTCGCCTGGTCGGCAGAGGTCGGCCACATCACCACCTACTCAGCCGCGTGCCGCATGGCCGCAGCCGGCGTGCCGATCGAAGCCGCCCTTCGCAAGCTCGCCGGGAGGGTCGCATGAAGCGCGTCCGCTACCTGCCGCCCGGCTCCATGCGCCGTCAGCGGCGCATCGGCCGCCTGGAAGGGTCAGTCGGCATGCTCGCGCTCGTATGCGCGATCGGCGCCGGCCTGGTCGCCGCCACGCCGCCAGAGCTCTACCGCCCCGCCGCTGCGACGGTGCGCCCGCTGCCGCAGGGCACGCCCGCGCCGGACGTGCGCGTCGAGATCCCGCCGTGCAGCGGCGCTGGCAAGGACTGCAGCCCCGAAGACTCCCCCGCGCCGACCCAGCGCGAGCCCGTCGTCCCGCAACACCACGCAGCGACGCGGCCGCTGCCCGAACCCGGCACGCTCGCCCTCCTCGGCGCGGGCGTGGCGGCCCTTGCCTGGAGGACCAGAGCATGAACATGAATCCGACCCCCGATTGGTCGCGCCCACTGCGCTGGCACCGCGCGCGAACCGAGGGCAACCCACTGCCCATGTGGGCGCGCGTGTTGGCCGTGGTGCTGGTGTTCGGCGGCTACGGCCTGCTCGAAGCGCACGACGCCGCCACCGAGCGCGCCATCGCCGCCAGCGCGGCCACCCACGTGGCCGACGCCACCCCCTGAACACTCACGACCCCGGCCGGCGGAGGGGACATATCACCGGCAGGTCGTGACGTGGTGACGAGCGCCTCCCTGTTGCTGTGCCTGGCTGGGCAGCACGTAAATGCGGCGGGCACGACCGGACAGCCGGGAAAGACCGGCACCCATCCGCATGACGATTCCGCCGAGTCGCCATCCGGATGTGACACCAACCCACAAGGACCGAACATGACACAGTGGCACGAAACCGAACCGCGCACCCTCGAATCGGACGAGCTGCAAAACGCCCGCGCGCTGATCGAAAAGCTCCAGGGCCTGAACGCCAGCCTGCAGCACCAGGTAACCGCATTGCACACCGAGATCGCGCACGCCGACGAGCGCGCGAAAGACCTGCTCGCTCAGCTCGCGCAGCAGGCCGACCCCGAGCCCGACCTCGAAACCGTCGAGCTCAAGGACCTGATCGACGCCGTCCGCTGCTTCCTCGCCGACGGTCAGGAGATCGTGATCCGCGCCAAGAGCGACAGCGTGAGCATCCAGGCGCTCAACGGAGCGCAATTCGTCTGCTCGACCGCCGAAGCCAGGGACGTGCTCGACCACGCCGCAGCGCTCGACCGGCACCTGGTCGTTTTCTGAGGCGCGTCGTGGACATCATCGCCCTCTCGCTGGGCCTCGCCCCGGTGCCACCCACGCCGTCGCAGATGCGCCGCGAGGCCATCCGTGACAAGCACCGCGCTGCGGCGTTGAAGAATATCGCCAAACGCCGCACGGTCTCCGAGATCACCGACGCGCTACTGCAGCTCATGCGCAAGCGCGACCACGTCACCCTCGCAGACGTCATGGCCGAGATCGAGATCACGCGCAGCATGGCCGCAAACCAGCTCGCCATGCTGCTCGAAGCCGGCCTGGTGACGCGAACCCGCGAGCTCGGCACCGACGGCAAACGCGTGCACGCCTGGCGCATCGCCGACGACGACGACGCGGAGCCAGCATGATCCCGCGCTACGCCCGATGGACGGACGACGAGGTTGCCGAGCTGCGCCGGCTGTTCCCCGACCACACCGCCCGCGAGATCTCCGAGCGCACCGGCCGCGGGGTGCGCTCCATCGAGCTCAAGGCCCGCCAGCTCGGGCTGCGCAAAACCTCCGAGTGGATCGCCGAGCGCGCCCGCGCTGCCATGGCCGACCCAAGCCACCCCGCACGGCGCACGCAATGGCAGACCGGGAACGCGCCCCACAACAAGGGCAAGCCGCACCCCGCGCGCGGTCGCACGCTCGAGACGATGTTCCAGCCGGGCCACCGACCGCACACCTGGATGCCGATCGGCAGCGACCGCACCAGCAAGGAGGGCTATCTGCAACGCAAGACCGCCGATACCGGATGCACGCGCCGCGACTACGTGGCCATCCACCACCTGGTCTGGCGCATGCACGGGCGCACCGTGCCGGCCGGCTACGCGCTGTGCTTCATCGACGGCGACAAGCGCAACTTCGACATCAACAACCTCGAGCTCGTGCACCGCTCGGAGCTGATGCGCCGCAACAGCGTGCATCGGCTGCCCAAGGAAGCCGCGCTCGCCTACCAACTCGTCGGCTGCATCCGCCGCCAGATCAACCGCCGCACCCGGCAACAACACCAGGAGATCACCGAATGACCACGAACACCATGGACACCTTGCGCGACCACCTTTTCGACGTGCTGGCCGGCGTCAAGTCCGGCAACATCGATGTCGAGCGCGCGAAGGCCGTTTGCGAGGTCTCGCAGACCATCATCAACACAGCAAAGGCTGAGAGCGATTACGCCCGCGTGACCGGCATGGCCGTGTCGTCGAGCTTGATCGAGATCAAGAGCCCGTCGGCGGTCGCGCTGGCAGCCAAGGCCAAGCCCGCCGAACCGGCGACGATCGAGCGCCGGGCGAACGGCGCGGTGATCGAGCGCCAGGGCAACGTCACGCGGCACACGGCGCGGTGATCATGCGCCGCCCCGCCGCCCTGCCGCGCTGGCTACAGCACGGCATCGCCCGCGCCGAGCGCGAGCGCAAGGCCAACGTCATCGCCCGCCCCATGCGCAACCTCATGGACATGCTCAAGCAAGGCGAGGTGTACGAGATTGACGGCCGCGCCGTGATGCGCATGCCTGAGATCGACGAGCAGTTTGCCACCCGCGCCGAGTGGTGCGAGATCGCACCCGCCATCCGCGGCTGGATCGAATGCTGGGGCCGGCTGGCGCCCGATCTGCGGCTGTATCACATGGCCGTGCTCGCCGACCGCCTCGACGCCGACAAGCCGCTCACGCCAAGGCTAGTCGAGCAGGCGCGCGACGAGTTCGATGCGACGGTGGCGCGGCCGGCGGACATCCCGCCGGGGCAGGTGACGAGCGCGATTCGGACGACGGAGATCGCGTGGGAGATCGAGAAATTGCAGAGGGGGGAGGCAGCATGAAACGACCGACTATCGACAAGGGAATGATCCTTGCCGCCGCAGAGAAAGTGGCGACGGGCCTCGGAGATGGCGCCGATGCGGAAACGATCGCAGACAACTACAGGCCGTACATGGACGGCTACGAACTCGCCCGCCAGCTTGACCGTTACTGCGGATGGGACTTCACGACGGCCGACGTCGAGGCGCTGGACGAGATGACGGGGATAGTCATGCAGTTGCAGCGCGAGGCCGAGAAGACATGGGCGGCGGAATACAACATCCAGCCGAAGCTGCCGATCGGAACGACGATCAAGCAAGGCGTCATTGCGGGGGTATGCGAGCACAGCGCGGCGAAGTATCGAGTGAAAGAGCACGGGTGCGACCAAAAGGGACGCTATCTGCTGATCAACTTTGAGGACGCGGAGCCCGCATGATCCGCGACCAATTCATCCTCGACCTTTCGCGCGAACTCATCATCGACAACTTCGCAGGCGGAGGCGGCGCATCGACGGGCATCGAGCTTGCGCTCGGTCGTCACGTCGACATCGCCATCAACCACGACCCAGAGGCCGTGGCCATGCACGCGCTCAACCACCCGCAGACGGCGCACCACTGCGAATCGGTGTGGGACATCGACCCGCTCGCCGTCACCCAGGGGCGCCCGGTTGGCCTGGCGTGGTTCAGCCCGGACTGCAAGCACTTCTCCAAGGCCAAGGGCGGCAAGCCGCGCGACAAGCGCATCCGGGGCCTCGCGTGGGTGGCGGTGCGCTGGGCGGCGCTGGTGAGGCCGCGGGTGATCATCCTCGAGAACGTCGAAGAGTTCCAGACGTGGGGGCCGCTGCTCGAGGACGGCACGCCCTGCCCGGCGCGCCGCGGCGATACCTTCCGCGGATTCGTGCATCAGTTGCAGGAGCAAGGCTACGCCGTCGAGTGGCGCGAGCTGCGCGCCTGCGACTACGGCGCCCCGACCACGCGTAAGCGGTTGTTCCTCATCGCGCGTTGCGACGGCAAGCCGATCGCCTGGCCAGCGCCGACGCACGGCGCCCCGGGCTCGACCGGCGTCAAGTCGCGCGCGCTCAAGCCCTGGCGCACGGCTGCCGAGTGCATCGACTGGAGCATCCCCACACCGAGCATCTTCGAGCGCGATCGCCCGCTGGCCGAGGCCACGATGCGGCGCATTGCCCGCGGGGTGCAGCGGTATGTGATCGAGGCCAAGCGGCCGTTCGTGGTCGAGACTGCAGATGGGCTGGCGGCGCCGACGATGGTCCAGACCGGCTACGGCGAGCGTGAAGGCCAGGCGCCGCGGGCGCTCGATCTGCACAAGCCGATTGGAACGCTCGTCGGCAGCCAGAAGCACGCCCTCGTCACCGCATTCCTCGCCAAGCACTTCGGCGGCAACTACACCGGCCCCGGCGCACCGCTGACCGAGCCCATGCACACGATCACCACCCAGGACCACCACGCCCTGGTGTGCGCCTTCCTGACCAAGTACTACGGCGAGGGCGGGCAGGACCAGAACATCGGCGACCCGCTGCACACCATCCCCACCGTCGACCGCTTCGGCCTGGTCACGGTCGGGCAGCAGCAATGCCGCATCGCCGACATCGGCATGCGCATGCTCGAGCCGCGCGAGCTCTACCGCGCCCAGGGCTTCCCCGAGTCGTACCAGATCGCCCCGACGATCAACGGCAAGCCGCTGCCCAAACGCGCCCAGGTGCGCATGTGCGGCAACAGCGTGAGCCCGCCGCTCGCTGCCGCGCTGGCGCGTGCCAACGTGCCCGAGCTGATGACACTCAACGCCCGCGAGCTGCGGGCACTGGAGGCCGCATGAACCAACAGACCACAGCCCCACCCACGTGCCGCGCCTGCGGTCACGTCGCGCTGGTGAGCATCACTCAGGGCCAGCGCGTCGAGCGATACGACCGCTGCGAGCATCCGAGCGGGCCGCATCCGATGCACGCGCCGTGCGGCTGGTTTGCGGCGAAGACACAAGGAGCAATCTGAAATGAGTGAATGGAACCTACTGCCTCACGAAGAAGCGACACTGCTCAGCATAGCGCGCGACGAGGCGCTGCTTTCGCAAGAGGAGCACGACTACCTGCCGAAGGCCCCCGAGCAAGCCGATGTATTTCACCCGCACGAATGGGTGCTGGAGGCGATACGCCGCGCCTACTCGATGGGGCGGCATGCTGGAGCAGAGCGGGCGCGCAAAGAGATCCGCAGCGCGCTTGGCGTAAAGTCATGCCCCCCCGCCGAAACCACAGCCATCCTGCGCCAGTTCAACGCGTGGCGCCTGGGCGATGACGACATTGAGCAGCCCGCCCCGCGCGAGATTGGCGAGGCGATTGACGCGGCGATTGAGATGATCGAGCGCCTCGAAGCCGCTGAATCGTCGGTGGCGTGGCATCAGCGCAGATGGCTGGCCCTGCAAATGCACCAGACAAAGATGCGAGAGCCTGAGCGCACGATCGTCTGCGACATTCTCGCAAACGGCGATCTGATGCACCCGACCGTTGCTGGAAACAGGTACGCCGTCAAAGACACGCAGGAGAAATAGAAATGATCGACATCAACGAACTGCGCCGACTGGCGCTAGACGGCGATCTTGCAGCAATGCAAGAAATCATCCTCCGCCTCGAAGCGGCTGAGAAATCCGACGCCGAGTCGCTGGCGATGTACCGCAAAGCGAGGGATGAGCGTGACGCCCTGCGCGCTGCCCTGCAACACGAAGCCGACTGCGTGGAGGCAGCGAAGGCTGAGATCAAAGCCCTGCGCGCCAAGATCGCAGAGAAGGAGAAACAGGAGCCGGTCGGCGAGATTGTTGCTTTCGGTGAATCACTTCACGAGGTCTCATGGATCAAAGGAAAGCTCCCTCCACTTGGGGCCAAGCTCTACGCCATTCCAGGCGCACAGAACGTACCGAAAGCGGTCGCGTATCTCGACCTTGGTACTGGTGGGTACATGGACATCGACACCGACCTTACAGACGAAGCCCTAGCGGCCCTCCCCAAGGGGAGACATATGATCGGAATCGTCGGAACCTACGGTGTAGATGGGTACGTGCCGGCACAGCCTGCGCCGAGCGTGCCGGAATGTCCTTATCCGTGCGGATGGAGAAACCTGCTGAAGCACGCCATTGAAGATGGCGCATATTTGGCTCGTAGCATAAACGAGGATGAGCCGGTAACAGAAAACGCGCGAGCCGTGACCATGCGAATGGTGATTCGGTTGCGTGACGTGCTGATGGCTATTAACAACGCAGCACCGAAGGCCAAGCCATGACATACCCACAACAATTGCCCGAAAAGCCGGAAGGCTGGACGCGCAGCCTCATCTGCCACTTCAACTACGGAGCGGATGGCGGATCGGCCACCTACAGCGTCAAAGACGCAGACGGACAAGAGATGCCTTTTGTCTATGGCTACGACACCCGAAAGCCGCCCGTCAAAGGCTTCAAGCTCCCCGGAGATGAGGCGATTATGACTTGGAAGCAACTGCGCGCCAGGTGGCCTGAGTGGGTGCGCGAACAAGAGCAGACAGCACCGGAGGCCAAGCCATGACCGCCCTCGACAGCACCCACACCACCGCCGTCGACCACGGCTACCACTGGCAGCCCATGGCGACGTGCCCAAAGGGCAGCAAGGTGCAACTGCTCACCCGCTACGGCTGCGCGATCTACGGCACCTGGACGGGCAAAGACACGATCTACACAGGATGGGCGCCGCTGCCGACGCGGGCGCCGGAGGCCAAGTCATGACCACCTGCAACATCACCGAGGCCGCCCGCCTGCTCCATGTCCACGAGGAGACCGTCGCCGAGATGATCCGCGAGTGCAAGATCCCCGCGGCCAAGGTCGGCCGCGCGTGGGTCATGCTCGAGCGCGACGTGCTCGACTACATCGAGCAGCAGATCCGCCGGCAAACCGCCGAGCGGCTGGGGCGCACGTCACCACAAATGCGCCGCCAGCGCCGAGCCGCGCAGGCGTAGGTAGCGCATCACCATCTTGTGCGTGCGGTGGCCGGTGATCTTCATGATCGCCTCGGCTGGCAGGCTCGTCCGCTCGAAGAACCGCGACGTCGCCTCATGCCGCAGATCATGCTCGCGCAGATCCGGGCAGCCCGCTGCCTCAAAAACGTCGGCGTACAGCTTGCTCATCCAGTTCGACCGCATCTTGAGCGCGTAGGGCCGGAAGTCGCCGTCGAACCACGGCCATAGCCACTGTTCGCCGCGGCGCCGTGCGAGCTGATCGCCCACCACCCGCAACGCCACAGACGACAGCGGCACTTCCCGGCTGTCGCCGTTTTTGGTCTTGTCGAGCACGATCTGACGGCCGCGCAGATCGACTTGGTCGCAGCTCAGCGTGTAGCGCTCGCGCATCCGCATGCCGGTCTCCAGCGCGAGGTCGAAGTCGGCGAGCAGCTCGGCGGGATGCTCGAGCACCCGCGGGCGCTGCTTGCGCGGCAGCACGCCGGCCAGGATCGCCGCCCGAATGCGCGGCTCTTCGTCCGCCTCGAGGCGCCGGTCGCGCTCCACATCCTGCCGGACACCGCCGGCCAGCGCCGCGTCGGTCGCGTTGTAGGTCGCGTAGCCGTCCGGCAGCGTGCGGAACGGATGGTCGGGCAGCGCGATCAGCTTGCGCCGGATTGCCCAGTCGCAGGCCCGCGCGGTGGCGCCGATCTTGGCGCGGATGGTGGCGGGCGCGAGCTTCTCGACATGCTTCATTTCGGCAATCCACCCATCCACCCACCGCGCGTCGATCTTGAGCACCGCGGTCGCGCCCTTGGCGCCGAGCACCGTGCTGAGCACCTCCAGGTCCTTGCCGGACGGGTGCGCCTCGGTCATGTACGCGCGGATCACGCTGCCGAGCGTGGCCGGCTTCGACTCTGGGCGGATGTCGTGCGGGACGATGCCCTGGTCGAGCAGTGCTTCGACGTTGCGGCAGAACCGATCGCCCTCTTCCTCGGTGTCGAAGGTGAGATAGACCGGCCGCTCGAGCAGCCCCGCCCGCTTGATCACGAACTCCCACCGCGCACCCTTCTTGCGCTTCGATGCCATGCACCCCTCTCTCTCGCCGCGTTGCGTCCGCCTCTGACTGGGCGAATCTCGGGTGGATGATAGCGGTTTTTGGGTGGCAGTGACTGTGCTAGGCGGTGGTAAAAGTAGGAAAGCCCGCTTGCGCGGTCTTCCGTTTTCGCTTTTGAATCAAGCGGTTAAGTGGTGGGTGCTGACGGGGTCGAACCGCCGACATTCGCCTTGTAAGGGTTTCGGACTTGCAGCGCAATCAATGCGTTGCAGACGTATCCAACCGTCACGGCCGATTATTCCCTTGCGCAGCCAGCCGGGCGCGCTCGCCCTGCAGCCGCTCGATCTCGCCCCGGATGGCGCGGATCCGCACGTCGTAACGGGCGACCACGGCGGACATCTCCTGGCTGATGCTCTGCTCCCACATCGCGCCGGCGAGGTTGTTGTTCGCATGCGCCTTCTTTGCGCGCAACGCAGCGAGCTCGCCGCTCATCCTGTCCTCCTGCTCACGGATGCGGCTGTGCTCGACGCTGATCCGGTGGTCGATGTCGCGCAGGGCTCGCTCATGCTCCATGCGGGCGACGACGGCTTGCGGATTGCTGGATGAGTTGATCGGGGCCGCATCGGATTGCGAAGGCGCCGAGACGGGGCCCGCGGCAGTGCGCCCCGATGCGGGGCGCACATCGATCGGCTTGGCGTCGACGGCGCATGGCTTGTCGGCGAAGACGGTCTTGCCGTCGACGCGGCACTTGTAGACCTGGGCGTGAGCGCTGCTGACCAGCAGCAGCGTCGTTAGGGTGGCGAACGTGCGGAGGGCACAGCGCGCGACGGGCACGGTAGCGGGCATGGCGGTGTCCTGCGGAATAGGCTGTCGGCATTCTACCCTGCCATGATGGGCGCGGTGGGTCAGACCTCGATGAGCTCGACCGGCAGCGTCGGCGCCGGCCCTTCGATCGCCCCGCCGCGCACGAAGACGCGCTCGCTGAGCGTGGCCTCGCCGCGGGCGGGGATCTGCGTGCCGTCGGGGAGCTCGACGCGCAGTGGCATGGTGGCGACGACGGTGCCGACGAGCAGCGGGGCGTCCGGGATCAGCGCGCGGAACTTGCGGTAAAGGTTGCTCATGCGTGGGTCTCCAGCTCGATGGTCTGGCGCGCGGTGGGCAGTTGCGCGGTGACGGCGGTGCTGCGCACGAGGCCGCGGCGGGTGGTGCCGGCGTCGGTGTATTGCACGAGCTTGCCGGGGGTGATGATGCCGGTCTCGGGCAGGATGGGCAGCTCGAGCGTGATCCGCGCCTGGCGGCCGGTGTCGGCGAGGATGGGGCGGCCGCGGGCGCGGGCTCCGTCGGCGTGGGTGATGAGGGGGTCGGTGATCATGGGGGCGACGACGTCGCCGGCAGTGCCGGTGCGGGTGATCTGGCCGAGTACGCCGCCGGCCTCGGCGCCGCTGACGAAGACGCGGTTGTAGGCGGCCTTGTCCTGCCATTCGATGGCCTCGCGCACGACCGGGGCGCTGGGCAGGGTGATGTCGGGCGTAGCGGCCGACCATTCCCAGGGCAGCAGCGGGTAGCGCGGGAGGATGCGCAGGGTGTCGAGCAGCGGGTCGGCCTGGACGTAGGCGCCGGCCGCTTCGGCCAGGCGCTGGGCGTGGGCGATGTAGCTGCCGGTGTGGTTGTAGAGGCCGGCCGGGACGACCCAGTCTGCGGCCTGCCAGTCGACGGCCCAGCCGATGCCGACGTTGTTGATGGTGAGCGCGTCGGCGAGGAGCTGCTGCATGGTGCGCGCATCGGCATTGCTGCGGGTGACGATGGGGCTGTGCGGGTCGGCGAGCATGGCCGCCCTACCCCGGCCGCTGATGCGGATGCGCGACTGGGCAAAGCGGCGGTCGCGGGCGATGCGCTCGGCGAGCAGGCGGAATTGCTGGCCGTTGACGGTGGCGAGCAGCTCGACCGGGTCGCCACCGGGCGCGGGCTCGACGAGGGCGAGCTCGGCGCCTGGGATGGAGGCATCCCAGCCCCAAGTCCAGGAGTCGGTGTCGATCTGCAGGCTGAGGGACAGCGCCGAGAGCGGTGCGCCGTCGCTGGCGCGCGCGAGGGTGATGGTGTTGAGCACGAGATAGGCTCTCCGGATGGGGACGATGATGCCGCCCGGCTGGGGCGCGGGCTGCGGGCAGCCGAAGACGAGCGCCGTGGTGCCGTCCGCGAGGCGGCAGAAGCGCAGCGCGACCGGGCTGCTCGGGGCGTTGGGGTCGAACGGCGGCTCGGGCCACGGGTAGGTGGCCTGCCACCAGCCGACGGGCAGCGGCAGCATGTGCTGATGGCGCTCGGCGCGCGGGGCGGCGATGGGTCGGCCGGTGGCGTGGCGCGTGGTGGCCGGGCGCACGGTGGGCGTGCCGTGCTGGTGATCGGCCCGGGCGCGGCGGCGGGTGCGGATGGCCTCGGCGTAGCTGGCGGCGGCGCCGCGGCGCAGAGGGTGTCCGTGCTGATGCGGCGCAGTGCCGCGGCGCTGTGTGCGGGTGGCCTCGGCGTAGTGTGCGCGCTGGCCGACGGCGAGCGGATCGGCCGCAGTGTGCGGCGCCGCGGCGCCTTGCTGCATGGCCAGCGTGGCGGTTTGTCGGGCGCGCTGGCCGACGGCGAGCGGCGCGGCGTGTTGCTGCGCCGCCAGGGTGCGGCTGGCGGTGGGCTGCGCGCTGCGCTGGCCGATGGCTGCGCGGCCGCCACCGTCATCGCGCTCGGCGTGGGGGGCGATGACGGCCGGGCCGATGTCGCGGAAAAGTTCGGTCTCGGTGATCGCGGTGGCGATCAGCACGAGTCCGGGGAGGTCCGGCGCCGGCAGCGCGGCGGCGAGCGTGCCGGTGACCGCCTCGCCCGCGGCGAACTCCGCGGCGCCGAATCGCAGCGGCACGGGGCCGGGCGTGGGCGTGACCGGGGAGGCGAAGCGGAGCAGGACGGGCGAAGAGGACACGGTCAGCCCTGGATCTCGGCGGAGAGGATGCGCAGCAACCGGCCGGGGATCAGGTCGAGCGTGTCGAGCTGCAGCTCGCCCGCGCCGGCCTGGTCGGAGACGGTGAGCCCCTCTGCCCACAGGCCGCCGCTGCCGGCGCGGATGCGGGCGCTGGCGGGCGTGCCCGCGGCGACCACCACGCCTTCGAGCGGCACGGCGAGGAGGATGCGCACCAGGTCGTCATCGACCGTGCCCGGGGCCGAGGGGATGACGGCGAGGGCGATTATCGCGCTGGCAGCATCGAGCACTTCGACGCGCGCCGCGCCGCCGGCCAGCAGGGCGAGCGAGGCGTGCGCGGCGGCGATACGGGCGGCTGCAGCGCGGGCAGCGAGGTGGGCGGGGGAGAGGATCACGTCAATCGACTGAGGGCACGAGATTGAGTTTGATGACCGGGTCGTACTGGCCGGTGTGGTCGTATGCAATGGCGTGGTAGCGCTTTGCCGGATCGAGGCCGGTGACCTCCCAGTTGCCCAATGGGTCGGCCCATGACCACGTGACGAATGTACCCATGTTGGGCCACACGTGGCCGTGTGCATTTGATGCGGACTCTACGATCTGTACGCGCCGGCGCACCGGGGCGTCAGGGTCGCCCGCGATCGCGGTCGTTCCCGACAGCCAGCCGAGGGGGCGAGGCGGTGTGATTGCGCGAATTCCTAGCCGGATGAACACGGATCACCTCCACGGGCCGGTTACGTCGATCACGATCGAGCCATACTGTGCAGCTTCGCCGACCATCAACCCCACGAGCGAACGCCCCTCAAACGCACCAGAACCATCGAAGGGCTCGACCAGCACGCCCGTATAAGCGGGGTGCAGCGGCGCAATCACCCCGGGGACATACCCACGAATCGGGATTGTATTGTTCGCGCCCACGTCATCCGCAAACACGGGCCATGAAAGGAGCAATTCCCCGCCGATTGGCGCGGATTTCCCGCTCCCATAGGGGTATCCCGATACCGTTGCGAATGCGGTGCTCCTGGCCCACTGCGCCGCGGCGCCGGTCTGACTCGAGGCACGCGCGACGTAGCACCCCGCCGACACGGCGGGCGTCACCAGCCCTACGTTGAGCCCGGGGTATGACGTGTTGGGGATTGCCGCACTGCCCACAATGACACAGTGATATCGATCCTCTGCGAGAAACGAAACGAGATCGCCAAACCCGACCAGGGTCGGAACAAGCGCGCCATATGTCGCGAGATAGACATAAACGATCGACCCATCCGCGAACACAGCCCACCGCTTGTGGGCTGCGCTGGCCTCGTTGGACTTTGCCCAACTCAACCCATTCGGACGTTGGACGTTCGTAGGGAATAGCCCGGAGCCCGTGTTTGCGTCTGTCATCTGCTCATAGCCGCGGACGAGGGCGTTGCGGGCATCCGTATCCGCGACCCGCAGGTACAGCTGCGTGCTCGCCGGGTCGAGCGACTGATAGACCCCGACGTTGACATCCGCAAACGGCTTGGCCCATCCCGCGGGGGCGCGCTTGACGGTCGCGCCGGTGGCCGGCCCATCGGCCACGCCGGGGCAGGCGAACGTGAACGAGGTTGCCGCGCTGGTGGCGATGCGCCACTCGGCGTTGAGGGCGGCGACACTCGCGCCGGTGATCGCGACGACCGCGTGCTTCTCGAACGGGTTGCCGCCGCCGAGGGTGACCGTAGCGACCTCGCCCGCCACTGTGATGCTGTCGGGCGTGCGCGGGTCGAACCCGTTGATGAGGCACGCGTCAAGGACTTCGAGCAGGGCGCCGGCCTCGCCCCGCAACGCGGGGGCGCCGGGCATGTCGGAGTGGAACCACTTTACGGAGGTGTCTGCTTTGGGCATTGCGTGCTCCTGTTTACGGGCGGTCGACGTTGCCGAGGGCGTAGATCTCCACGCCGTCCGCGCCGTCGCCGGAGGGGGCGTCGGATTGCTGGATGCTGCGCGCGATCCAGATGTCTGCCAGCGCGCCGACGGTGTTGATGCGCACGACGTTGCCGGTGCTCCAGCCGCCGCCGTTGGCGGCGACAGGGATGCGCAGGTAGGGCACGCCGCCGGAGCCGTCGGGGTTGCGGGTGCGCGGGTTGATGGGGGCGATGTCGGCGGTGAATGGGCCGCTGTACACGAGGCCGCGGCGCTGGCCGATGAGCTCGACGGTGGTGGTGGTGGTCCAGCGCAGCAGCCAGCGCTCGGTCTCGGCGCCCTCGTTGGTGACCTGGACGGGGTGCGCGATGGTGTCGAGGGTGGCGATGGCTTCGGAGCCGACGCGGGCGTCGGACCACGTGCCGTCCCATGTTTGCTGGTCCCACACGGCGGAGACGCGCGCGCGGCGATCGCCGTGGATGAGGCAGGACGCGACGATGGACTCGTCCGCGGGGTAGCTGTGCGTGAGCGGGCGCGCGAGGGTGAGCTCGCCGGTGATTTGCGCGTCCGTGATCTGGCGCAGGTCGGCCACCGTGTGGCGGACGGTGATGGGCATGGTGATGCCGGTGGCGTCGGTGATGGTGACGGTGCCGAGCTCGCGGTCGAGCGTGTAGTTTGCAGCCACGGTGTCGCCGTCGGCGTCGAGTACGCGGACCCATGCCAGGCGGGCCCTGCCGCAGTTGATGACGCCGCCGCTGGTGACGGTCTGCGGGGCGGTCTCGGCGGTGTGCATGACCAGGGCGAGGTCGCCGGGACGGTAGATGGGCACGCGGCCGTCTGCGGGCAGGCGCACGGCGTCGATGCCGAGGATGTCGGCGTCGAGGGGGAGGTAGCGGTAGCTGACGGCGTTGTAGCGGACGGAATCGGCCTCCACCGGGCGCGGGGTCGTGATCGCGCCGGCGGCATGCGTGCCGAACTGTACGCGCGCGACGCCCATCTCGTAGTTGATGCTCCCGAGCATGTACGCGCCGGAGATCACGCCGTCCGCGTCCGAGGTGCCGGAGATTTGCTCGGACGTGCCGAAATTGGCGCCCGAGGTGGTTGCGGTGATGCTGAGGGACTGCGGCTTGATCGGCGACGATTCGGTGCGGAATACGGCCTCGGTCGCCGTCCAGTCGCCGAACCGGCCCAGGGCGGAGATGATCGTCGGCGCGCCGGTTGCGCCCGGGGGCGCCCAGGTGATGCGCACGTCGAGGGTGGCGTAATTGACAGTGCCCGCTTCGATGCCGCCCGGGTTGCCCGGGGTGATGTCGGTGTAGAGCTTGCCGGCGCGGTCGAGGTAGGTCTTGCCGCCGTAGGTGAGCTCGAGCGAGCCAGGGATCAGCGTCGGCGCGGCGGGCGAGAGATCCACGCGCACATGGGGCGCACTGTCGGCAGGCACCGACAGCGACGCCGAGCCGGGGGAGGTGACCGTCGTCGAGCCGGCCACGGCGGTATCCCACAGCACGTGCAGCGGCACGCTCGTTTGATTGGTCTGGACCCACTGCCAGAGCCCGCCGACGGAGGCCTGCTGCCACCGCCACCAGCGCACGGTGGCGGTCGTGGTCGTGATGGTGACCGCGCCGGTCGCGTAGTCGATCGTCCCGTGCGCACCGACGCCGAGGTCGAGCCCGGCGCCCTCGGAGGTGGTCCAGTACATCGTGCTGCCGCCGGCGCTGGGGCCGGCGTTGTATGCCTGCACGAGATTGCCGTCGGCGTTGAGGTCGGTCAGCGTCATCTGGGCGCCGGAGACCGGGTCGGTGACCCGGACCTGGACCGTGCGCGGGCGCACGGCGTGACCGAAGCTGTGCGTATAGGTCGTAGGGCCGGGGTTCGTTGCCGGAGATTCTGCCGCCGCGCGGCTATACGAGACGGTGATGGTCGAGTCGATGTCGGCGGCGATTGCGTTGATTTCGATGCGCGGCGTCGTGTAATCGACCGTCCCGGTCATTCCGTTTCCGCTGATCACGCCGGCAGTGGCGTCTGTAGCGGTGACCACGCTGCCGGGCGTTTCGCCCGCGCGGGGCGTGCGCCACGTGACGGTGATGCTGCCGGGCACGAGAGGGCCGACCAAGTCGGGCGCCTCGAACACAATCTGTGCTGCCTGCGGGGATCCTGGGATCAGCGAGACGTAATGCGCGGGCGCCGCCCAAGTGTAGATGATCGCGCTGCCGACGTCGGGCAGCGCGCCGAGGGTGACGACCGTCGAGCCGGTGGTGTAGTTGACCGTTCCGCCCCCCAGCGCGGGGTCGGACCCGCTGAGTGTGCCGGCGCCGTTGTCCGCCAGTTCGTACCAGTTTCCATTTGCGCGATACGCGACGTTGAGCGCACCAGGGCCGGGCAATGGGTTGAGCGTGCGCACGTAGTTGTAGGCGCGGTTTTCGGCGGTGATATCGATGCCGTCGGTGTGCGCCTGCTGCACGACCTCCACCTGCCGCGAGCCGGCGGACAGCGTGAGCGTGGCCGTGGGCACCAGGGCGCGGTTTGCGATCGGCGTCTCGGATTGTGACGACGGCACCAGCGAGGCGAACATGCTCGCGGCGCGCACCGTAGTGTCGCCGATCGACGCGGCTGCGGTGAGGCGCTGGGCGCCGTAGTAGCTGGCGGCGTCGGCGACGGTGGTGTCGCGGATGCGGGTTTTGCCGACGAACGAATACGCGCTGTCGAGACGGGTGGGCGTGTGCCCGGGGAAGTCCGCGCGCAGGGCGTCGGACAGGGATAGCGAGACAATCCATCGCGTGTACGTCTGGTCGTTGCCTTGCGCGTCTACGCCGTCCGTAAATACAGCCTCCGAGACCGCAACTTCGGTGACGCGCACATACTGCTCGACCTCGTTGATCTCGCCCTCGTTGAGGACGAGACAGAGCGTTTTGCCGATCGGCGGGAGCGTGGAGTCCGGCTTCTGGATCACTGCGATGGTGCGCATGCCGGCGATGTGCGCCTCATACAGATAGCCATGCCACATCGGGCCTTTGTACAAATACGCCGCGACGCGGTCGGCGGCCTCGGCGCGGGTGTCGAAGGGGTCGCCGTTGGAGAACAGGGTGTAGCTGAGCGCATCATCGGTGGGCAGCGCGGTGACGACCGTCTTGGCGCCGCCGAAGAGGTCGCGGTCGAGGGTGCGGACGGCGAGGAAGATCTTGCGGAGGCTAAAGCGGCCATAGGCGCGGTCGAGGTCGCTGATGTCTTCGAACACGTTGTTCATCTGGCCGTCGACGATGACCGTGCCGGTGGCGGCGCCGCCGCCTTCGGGCACGTCGTCCATGACCTGCGAGCGGACGAAAACGATGTTTTGTTCTTGGATGGGCATGTCAGATCTCGATGAGGCGGAGGGTGACGACGTAGGGCCAGTCGGCGGGCGGGACTTCGCGGTCCCACACCTGGCGGGCGCTGATCGGTTCTTCGCCGGGGCGGAAGGCGACGGTGAAGCTGCGGCCGTCGGCGAGCGTGAGCGTGTAGGTGGCGCCGGCGACGGCGGCCTTGGCGCGCAGGGTGATGAGCTTGTCGCGCGTCATGCCCGACCAGCCGCGGTCGTCGGACGCGGCCAGGGTGATGGGGCGTCCCGCCTGGCGGGTGCCGGCATCGATGACGAGGGCGCCGGTGAGGCTGTATTCCTGCGCGGACAGGGCGGGCGACCAGTCGAATTCGTCTTGCCAGATCATGCCGGCGGGGAGCGCGAGGCCGTCGAGGGTGTGGGCGGTCATGGGTCAGGCTCTCAGGGCGTCGGATTCGAGCTGCTTGAGGAGGTTGACGAGGGCGTCGGCGTCTTCGCGGCTGGCGGTGTTGACGGTGGTCGTGCGGCCGGCGCCGATGCCGACGGAGACGCGGTGGGTGACGACCTCCTCGCGGGACTTTTGCTCGACGATGCGGGGGGCGTTGGACTGGTAGCGGCCGGAGGTGCGCTCCTGCTCGATCTGCATCTGGTCGAGCTGGTCATTGACGTTCTGCCAATATTCGGCGTAGTCGGCCATCCCGAACGAAGCGACGCGCATTCCCTGCCGGCGGGCGCGGTTGCTGTACTGCTCCTCGAACTGTTTGCGCAGTTCGAGCCCGCCGAGCTGCTCGGCGCGGTTGAGGATGGCGAGCACCGGCGACGCGGCGCTGCCCTCGTAGCTCTGTCGCTGGGGGCCTTGGGCCAGGTTGGGGCCGATGCGCCCGACCGAATCGGCGGCCTCTTTTGCGGCGACCGCCATCTGCGTGTAGGAGCCCGCTGCGCGGGTTGCGGACTCGGCGGCTTTGTCGGTGGCCGTGGCGGCCTCGGTCATCGCCCTGACCACCGCTTTGCCGCTGGCGTCGACTTCGATTTTGAGCCCGCGCATGGCAGCCTCTGCCTGCAAGGTGGCAGAGGCGACGCCGTTGTTCGCGACGATGGACTTCTCTGCGTATGCGGTGAATGCGCGCTGCAAGTCGGCGGCTGTAGCGGTGCCGCTGTTGCGGATGGTGTTGTAGTCGGCGAGCGCGTTGTCGGCGATGCGCTTGAGCTCTGCGGTGCTTGTGACGCCCAGGCGCTGGAATGCCTCGGCGACCTGCGCGGCGCTGACGCCCAGTGTGGCCACGTCCTGCGCAGCTGATCTGGCCGCGGTGCCGGTGGCGCTGATGTTGCCGGCGGCGCTTGCGGCCTGCGCGCCGGCCTGCTCGACCTTGCCGCCCATGACGACGGCGCCATCGCCCAGGGCAGCGACTTGGTCGGCGGTCAGGCCGGCCTGCGTCTCTACCGCCTCGAGCGCCGTTGTAGCCTGCGCCGCTGCCGCAGCAGCGCCGGTACCGACGCCATCCCAGGCCTCGCGCACGCGCAGGGCATCGGCGGTGGCGCGATCGAAGGCGGCGCTGCTCTGCTGGGCGAAAGCCTCGGACGTCGCCCACAGCCCACCCGCCGCGATGCGGATCTCGTCGGCCGCGGCGGCGAAGCTCGCCGACAAGCCTCCGAAGGTGATCTTCGCGAAGGCCTCGGCGATCCAGCCCGCGACCGACACAATATTGCCGCCCACCCCCGCGAACGCCTCGCCGACCTTGTAGACCGCAGCCAAGATCGTATTCAGGCTGGTCGACATGACCCCGAAGGCGATCGTGGCATTGCGTGCCACCTCGTCGGACTTTGTGCCGAGCGCGTCGAACAGCTCGCCCGCCCGCGCGGCGAACGCCTGCATGTCGGCGGCGAGCTGCTTGAAGTCGACCTTGCTGATGAACTCCTGCACCCACCGACCGGCAGACTCGAATGCCGCCTTGATCGCGCTACCAAAAGCCTCGGCGGTGCCGTCGGTGACGAAGGCGCGCAGGCGGTCGGAGACGGCGTTGAGCTGGTCGCGCAGGACGGGCAGGACGGGCGAGCCGAGTTTGATGAGCAGCGCATCCCAGGCGCTGCCGAAGCCTTTGGCGGCGCCGTCGAGGTTGTTGCTCATGGTCTCCGCAAAGGTGCGCGCAGAGCCGGCGGACTGGTCGAGCTTGGCCTTGAGCTCGTCGAGACTGCCGATACCCTGGTTGAGGAGCGCGCGCAGAGCCGGGCCCGCTTCGGTGCCGACGGCGTTGATCGCGCGCTGGCCGGCGGGGCCGGCGGCGGCCAACTGGCGCAGCGCCTGGTCGAAGTCGCCTGTGGTGATGCCGGCGGCGGCGAGCTCCTTGCGGAACTTGCTGGCCGGGTCGCTGAACTGGGCGAGGATGCTGTTGAGCGCGGTACCGGCGCGGCTGGCGTCGATGCCGGCGTCGGCGAACTTGCCGATGATGGCAACGGTTTGCTCGAGCGAGAGGCCGAGGGTGTTGGCGAGCGGCGCAGCGTAGGAGAGCGCACCGGCGAGCCCTTCGACCGAGGTGGACGAGGCATTGGCGCCCATGGCCAGCACGTCGGCCACCCTGCCCGCCTCGCTGAATTCGAGCCCCATGCCGTTGACGGCCTTGGTGACGTAGTCGGCCGCGGCGCCGAGCTCGACGCCGCCAGCGCTGGCGAGGTCGAGCACGGCGGGCAGCGCCTGCGCCGATTCGCTGGCGGACAAGCCGGCCTTGCTGAGCGTTTCAAGCGCGTTGGCGGCTTCGACAGCGGAGTATTTGGTCGAGGCGCCCGCCTCTTCTGCCGCGGCGCGCAGGGCCTGGAGCTCGGCGCCGGTGGCCCCGCTGGCAGCCTGCACCGCCGACATGGCGGTTTCGAAATCCCGCGCGGCGCCGACCACGTCGCCGAACAGCTTGGCGCTGAAGTAGCCGGCGATGGCGCCGGCGATCTTGCCGGCGTGCGCCTTGAGCCCGGAGAAGACCGACGAGGCTTCGTCCTTTGCGCTGATGATGATCTGGGTGACGGGGTTCTTGGCCATCGGGGGCTCAGTGGGCGGCGGCGCGGCAGGCGTCGTGCAGGCGTCTGCATTCGGCTGCTGCGTCGATCAGGTCGAATGTCCAGAGGGCGACGGCGAGCTCGTCACCGTCGGTCGGTTGCGGCAGTTGGGGGCACGCGCGCAGGCATTCGCTCGGGCGCTGCGTGATTGGCTGCGGCGACGGCGGCGGCGTAGTCGCGCAGGCGGTCAGGAGGGAGAGCGCAATCGGGGCGAGGCGCCGCGCGAAGGGCCTGGAGCTGGCCATTTAGTCGGGCCTCACGAGATGCAGCGGCGGACGTAGCCAAGCGCTGGGCTTGCTCAAGCCGGCGCGCGGACTCGGACTCAGCGTCGAGACGTGCAGCCGTAGCAGCGGCGTGCGCCACGCGGGCCGCGTCGGCGGCGCAAGCATCGCGCTCAGTCTCCACGCCGTGGCGGTAGCCGAGCAGGCCAGCGACCACGACAGCCACCAGGGCCAGAAAAGCTCGGTAGGGGTGCGGGACCACATTAGGCGCTCCCGAGGTAGGCCATGGCGGCGGCGTAGAGCTTGAGGCGGTCATCGAGGCCGGTCAGCCCGCCGTTGACCTTTCGCGTCACGGCGGCGAGGTCGCCGGTGTCGGCGAGCTCGTTGCAGCCGTGGCGGCTCCACCACTCGGCGGCGCTGAGGGCGGCGGTGTAGGGCTGTTCGAGTTGCTCGGGGCGCTCGAGGAGGTCGAGCCCCAAGGCGAGGCCGGAGGCGGCGTAGTTGGAACGGCCGGTGATCTGGATCAGGCCACGGCCGCGGTAGCGCCAGCCGTCGCCGCTCCTTGCGCTTCCGTTGCCCAGCCGGCCGGCGTAGGTAAGGTTTGCGATGTCTTCTTGCCTACGGGCGATTCTGATCGCCGTGGCGTTCGGGGCTCCGGTCATGTCAGCGTAGCGCGATGGCCACGTCTGCGCGAGACCCTGCGCCGAGTAGCTGAGGTTTTCGACCGTCTTCGTGAGCCGGGCCGACTCGTGCGCGATCGTCGCGAGCCACGCGGCAATGCGGCGGGGCGAGGCGTCGATCTGGTAGCGATGGGCGGCGATGGCGAGCAGCGGAGCGTATTGCACGGCGAGGGCGTGACGGACGCCGAGGGCTTCGAGCATGCCGATCGTGATGGGGCTGATGAGGCGAGGCGTACCGGTGACCATTTCGGCGGCGCCACCCAAGTGGTGCGCCGCCGGGTGGCTGTCGCCGCCGGCAGCGGTGGCGGGGCGCAGTAGACCGATGCGGTTGAGGAATGCGACGATCACAGGCGCCTCCTGTCGGCGGTGAGGAGTAGCGCGAAGCCGGCGAGGAGCGCTGCGGTGTAGAGGTCGGGGGCGGCGTGTCCGACCAGGATGCCGGCGACGTGTGCGGCACCCGCGCCGCCCAGGGCGGTCCAGGCGGCGACGATGCACAGACTGGTGTTGCGCGTCATGCGGTTGACGTGGCAGATGGATTGCCAGGCGATGACACATCCGGCGAGCAGCTCGAGCGCGAGGAGCGCGAACACAGCGGGGGTCATTGCTGGGAGCCTCCCATGATTTTGCCGACGCGGGCGAGGACGATGGAGAGCCCGCCCCATCCCAGCATGAACGCGACGGGGTAGCGCAGGAGCATCGGATCGACGCGGGCAAATTCGGGGGCGCCGGCTGCCGCGGCGAGCGAGACGGGGACGGCAGACCAGGCTGCGAGCAGCGTGCCGATGACGACTTGTAGGACCCGGGCGAGCGGACCGCCCTGCTCTGCCGTGCGCAACGCCCACAACGCCCCGACGAACCCCGGGAAGATCAGGTCGGCGGGCAGGCCGGTGGCGATGCCGGCGACCATGATGCTGCCGGCGGCAGCGGCGACTGCGGTGGTGGTGCTTGCGGGCTCGGTCATGGCGATCGGGGCGAAGGCGGCAGACTCGAGCGCCCTGCGAGGCAAGGCGCCCTGGCCTGCGGACGGGGTTACTCGGCGACCGGGGCGTCGTCGAGGTAGATGGCGGAGCCGTTGGCCGGGGTGAGGACTTCGAGCTCGAACTCCATGGTCACGTATTCGGCCTCCTCGGCGATCACGGGCAGCTCGCCGGCGGGCTTGAGGATGCACAGCGGCATGTAGTAGTCGCGGTTGGTGGCGCCGGCGTTGTCGGAGACGACGCGGATGGCGCCACGCAGCTCGGAGGCCTGGCCGGTCTTGATGCGCTTCCAGGTCTTGGCGGGCTTGTCGTAGCTGACCTTGACGTTGCCGGCGACGATGGCGCCGGTGTCGAGGATCTGCAGGCGGCCCTTGACGAGGTCGACGGCGTAGTCGGTGCCGGCGACATAGGTGGTGGTGGCACCTTCGTTGGTGACGACCAGGTTGCTGATGTTGCGATCGCCGGCCGGGTTGGCGTCGCTGCGGCCGAGCTGGTAGATGCGGCCGGGGATGACGGCGACCGTGGCACCGGCGACGGCGGTGGAGGTCTGGGTGACGGTTTCGACCTGGCCGGAGAGGTACTTGGCCAGGTTGTCGAAGCTGACGTTGTCGCAGGTGACGGTGGCGGTGCGGTTGACCTGGACGACGCGGGAGTCGTCTTTCTCGCGCAGGCCGGTCTGGCTGGAGAAGTGCTCGAGCTTCTCGGTTTCGATGCTGATGCTGAAGCTGGGGCAGTTGCCGAACTCTTCCTCGCCGGTGAGGGCGTCGAGGGCGTTACGCGGGTCCCAGTACAGGCGACCGCGCGGGATCTGGTATTCGTTGCTGGTGTGGATGAGCGCCATGGCGGTCTCCTGCGGTTACGGTTGCCCGTCGTAGCGGGCGGATGTCTTGAAGGTGAGGCTGTAGGCGACGAGGCCCTGGTCGGTGGCCTCGCGCTGCACTTGCTGGAGCTGCAGACGCTGCCAGACGCGCCCGCCGTGGGCGCCGGGGGCCCAGTTGTGCAGACTGGCGACGACGGCCGCGAAGGCGGTGTCGAGCTCGGCGAACGCGGTGGCGCTGTACTGCGCGACGAGATGCACGCCCCAGGTGACGCCGACAGCGACCGCGGTGTTGCGGGCGTCGGTGATGTCGGCGCCCTCGCACTGCACCTCGACCGCGGGCAGCGGGCGACGGGTGGTTTCGGCGGCGCTGCTGCGCACGGTCCAGCCGGTGAGGGCAGGGTCGGCGACCAGGCGGGCGAGGAGCGGGGATTCGAGGGCGAACATCAGGCGGCCTCGCGCAGTTGCACGGTGAGCAGCGCACCGTCACGAACGGGATCGGACGCGACACGCCATGGGGTGGCGTCGATCAGGATGGTGTCACCGGGCTGCAGCACGCCAGCGGTGGCGAGGTAGGTGATCTGCGCGTCGCCGATGATGCTGGGGGGGGCGATGGGGTCGATGTCGGCGAGGTCGAACTCGGCGCCGAACGGCTCGCCCCCCGCCGGCGTGACCACCACGTTGGCCAGCATCGTCAACGTGCTGGCGGCGATGCGGGACTCGATCGCGGAAAAGGGGGCGAGGCTCATGCTCATCAGGCGCCGCTGGCCGTGACCGCGCCGAGCTTGATGCGGACGGTGGCGCTCGGGTTGGCTGCGGCGGCAACAGCAACGCCGACGTTGACCTGGCTGGTCGCGGTGACGTTGACCACCTTCGAGCCGGGTACCCAGAACACGCGGTCACCGACCGAGATGGCCAGCGCGCTGGTCTTGGCGATGTCGACCACGCCTTCGACCAGGAACTCGCCGGGCTGTCCGGAGGTGACGGCCTGCTTGGCAACGCCGAAGAGGGCGGCGCCGAAGAGGTAGCCTTCGCCCGCGGCCACGTTGGCCGAGGGAGTCAGGGTGAGGGTTTTGCCCTCTTGCACAAAGTTGCGCATGTTGCGTTGCTCCTATGCAGCCGGGGCGCTTAGCCCCGGCGTTGAGGGTGTAGGGTTAGCCGCCTGCGTTCATGACGGCGCCGCGGTAATCGACCGCGCCGACGCCGAAGTCGAGGCGGACCTTCCAGCGGGTGCCGTCGACCGAGAAACCGTTTTCGCTCTCGACGTAGGGGGTATCGTTGCCGTCGAGGAATACGACCTCGAGCACAGGCGCCTCGGCTGGATCGGCGAACAGGTAGCGGCGGGTGCCGGACAGGCGCGGCGTATCCACGATGTCGCGGAACAGTCCGTTGACCATGTTCGGGCGCTGCAGCTTGTTGGCGGTGTCGGGGTCGTACTGCGCGCCGTTGATCACGCGGGCGCTGCCCCCCAGGGCGAGCGGCACGAGCAGCACGGCCGGGCGCAGGTCGAGGAAGTCGTTTCCGCCGACATCGGTCTGCGAGGCCATGGCGACGCGGTCGAGGTCGAGGGCAGCCATCGAGAGCGCCGCGGCAGTGGTCAGGTTGCCGTGATCGGCGTGGAACAGCGCCTTGCCGTCTTCCATCGTCGGGCCTGCGCCGCTGTTGAGTGCGAGCATGGCGTAGACGTCGGCTTCGACGGTGCGCTTGGAAGCGCGGCCGGCAGCGGCGGCCAGGCCGATGAAGGCGCCCAGGTCGTCGTTGATGATGGCCTGACGCGACAGGTTGATCACGTTGCCCTTGGTTCCGGCGCGCACCTTTGCCCGCTCGCCGTCGGGGATGGACTTGTTGCGGAATTCGCCAAGCTCGTTGAGGGCCTCGAGGTTGCCGAGCGAGCCCACGCGGTAGCGCGGGTGGTCGCGGAAGTCGGTGACGGTGCCGACGGCGCAGAAGCGGCTCCAGGTGTCGGGCGCGGTGGCATACGCCTGCTGCAGCGTCTTGTGCATGGCGTTTTCGAGCAGGATCGGGAAATCGCTGGTGCCCTGGGTGAAGGCGGCGCCGACGAGCTGCATCTGATCCATGTGGCCGTGCTTGATGCCGGCGCGATCGAGCGAGGCGCGCGCCAGGTCGAGCAGCTTGGCGCCGCGGTACTGCGATGCGCGGGCACGCTCGCGGGTCTGCGCGTCGGCCACGCCTGCGCGGGCAAGCAGCGCGGCGACGATGCCGTCACGGCGCTTGTCGGCTTCGTCCTCGACAGTCTCGATGTGGGTGGCGCCGATCGGCTGCACATCACGCGCCATGGCCGCCAAGATTTTCTTGGCGGCGGCTTCGGCGGTGCAGTGCTCGTCGTCTTCGCACTCTTGCTGCAGTTTGGCGAGCGTGGACGCATCGGCGCCGGCCATCTTTGCGGCGACAGCGAACTCGGCGCGCACACCAGCGCGGCGGGCCTTGTCGGCCGCGAGCACTTCGGCCGCGGTCGGCTGCTTGGCTTCGGGGGTGGCGGGTTGCGGTGCAGCCGCCTGCGGGGTTGCCGGATTGGGCATGGTGGGGGTCTCCAGGGGAGTGGAAGCCGCAGGCGCGGCGGGTTGCAATGCGGGATGCCGCCCGGCGGCCGACGGGTAGCGGGAGAGCGCGGCTTGCGGAATGGCAGCCGAGGCGGCAATCGGGAGCGCGGCGGCGACGGCGTCGACAAAACCCGCGGCGAGCGCCTCCTGCGCGGTGTACCAGTGGTCTTGCCCGTCGGTGAGCAACGCGAGCACGTCATCGGTGCTCATGCCGGCCTTGGCCACGTAGCTGCTGGCCATGGCCTGCGCGTACTTGTCGAGCGTGTCGGCCATGTCGCGCATGTCGGCGCTGTTGCCGACGGCGTAGCCCCATGGGGCATGGATCATCAGCAGCGCGTTGTCGGCCATCTCGACGGTATCGCCGGCCATGGCGATGAGGCTGGCGATGCTGTACGCGGCGGCCTCGATGCTCACGGTAATCTGCGCCGGATGGCGCTTGATGGCGTTGTAGATGGCAATGCCATCGGTCACGCTGCCGCCGTAGCTGTTGATGCGCACGGTGATGTCCGTCGCGTCGATCGCGGCAAAGTCCTTCACGAACTGCTTTGCGGTGACGGTTTCGTCCCACCACGACTCGCCGATATCGCCGAAGATATAGACCTCGGCGCTCTTGGGCGCGTCGCCGGCTGCGACGCGCGCGGCGCGAATGGAATACCAGGGTTGCGACATGGACAGGCCTGCAGACGAGGAATGACGCTTGCAGCCTATCCCCCCGCGTGTCGCAGCATTACTGCCCGGTGCGACAGTTTTTTGCTGCGCGGCCGGCGGCTCAGCTCAGGCCGCGCAGCTCAGGCCGCGACGCCCGCGCGGCCGGGCGTCGGCTCCAGGCTCACGGTACGCCATTTGCCCTCGCGCCGATCGAGCCCGCGGTCGTCCTTGTAGAGCTCGGTCATGCTGGCATGCGAGTGCCCGAGCAGCGTCTGCACGTCTGCAATGCCCTGCGTGTGGTACAGCCGCGCGGCCAGCGATCGGCACTCGTGCAGGCTGGGCGGATCGGTATCGGCACTGCGATCGCGCGGGCGCGTGACCATCTCGAGCGCCTGCTCGAAGCGCCACGACATCGACGGGCCCACCGGCGGCGCACCTGTGCTCTTGCGCAACAAAAAGGCGTTGGCCCCGTCCGGCGCCGGGCCGTACAGCCGACAGGCCTCGATCGCCTCGCCTACGCTGAAGCCCACGGCATGCAGCCGCAGGTGCAGCGGAATGGCGATGCGCGTGCCGGTCTTCTCTTGCTCGACATGCAGATGCGGCAGCGGCTCCCCGGCGACCAGTTCGTCCCACACGTCGCAGAAGCGCATCTTGCGCAGGTCGCCGCGGCGCTGCCCGGTCACCACTGCCAGCAGCAACATGCACGCCACCCAGGGCGGCTGCCGGCGACGGGCGTAGTCGTGCATCGCCGCCCACTGATCGAGCGTGAGCCGAAGCCGCGCCACCCTCACGCGCGGGGTGCGGATGCCGTGGCACGGGTCGCGGTCGATCCAGCCGTAATTGACCGCCTCGCGGAACATCTCGCGGACCTCGATCATCATGCGCCGCGCCAGGTGCGGATGCTGCGCATGCACCTCGGCGATGAATCCGGCGATGTCGTGCGGCCGGATCGCTCCGACGTGACGCGCGCCAAACTGCGCAACGAGCCGCCGGATGTAGTTCGCGCGATTCTGCTTCGTTTTGGCCTGGATGGGCTTGGCCGCGACCAGCTTGCCGTAGGTCTCGGCCCACTCGGCGACGGTGCGGTAGCGCGGCAGAATGCGACCGAGGGTCGCGGAGAGCAGTGTCACGGCACATCCTTCTGTTGCGATCGCAACGCACGCCACAGCGCCCACTCGGTGGTTATCCAGGCCAGCACCCAGGCGCCTACCACCAACTGCCACAGCCGCAGCGGCCGGGCCGCGGCCTGGCGCGTGTGCGTGACGTGCCCAGGGTAGCCGCAAAGCGCGCCCGACCAGTGCCGCAATCGCCGGTCGGGCTCGTACCGAAAGACCTCGCCCGCCGCGGACTCGTGCCACACGTGCATCAGGGGCCCCCGCACGCTGCCCGCTACCACCATCCGGCCGCCGTGCTTGTGCAGGCGGTCGAGGGTGAAGGTGACGCAGTTCGATCTCATGGCGGGCGGGGGATTCGGCGCGCGAGGGGGATTAGATCAGAGCGGCAGCACCACGCCCGGCGCCACCTGAAGCGCGAGCACACCCACTTGCAGCCCTGAGGCACCGCCACCACCAGACGAGGCGACCGCCTCAACGCCACCATACCGCCCTGCCGCCGTCAGCGACGGGCGTTTGAGTCGGCGGATGTCGTCACTGGCAGACTCGATGCGCGGCAGCATCGCTGCGCCGGCAAAACTGCGGGGCACTGCGCGCAGCTCAGGCGGTGCGACTGGCGTCGTGCCTGCCGTGCCGCCGATCATCGCCGTGTAGCTGCTCACGGTCTGGTTGTTGCGGATCGCGTCGCCCAGGTCGGCACCGGAGCCGTTCCAGATCGCGGGGACGTTCGGCCCACTCGCTCCCGCGCGCTCGAAAACGTTGTTGCGGATGTCGAGCGTGTAAGTGCCGGCGTTGTTTAAATGGATCGGACTGCCCCACTGCCCGATCATTTCGCAATGATGGAGCGTCCAGGTGCATCCGGTTTCCGAGTACAAGCGCGAGCCACCCCAGAACAGTGTATTGACCGCCTTCATGGTTCGCGTCGGGTTGGTGCAGTACATCGGGTACTCCTGCGTCGTGCCGTCGCCGATCTGGGCAAGCACCTCGCAGTCGTATTGCTCATACGGCAAACCCGGCGTGACAAGGAATCGGCCGGCCTTGCGCGGCGCAGTACGAGACCCAATGCGCACGCGGTGCATCTTGATCGGGCGCGTGGGCACCGTGCCGCCGAAAATCCGCGTCGTGTTCGTCGCGTTGTGCAGCAGCGTCAAGTCCTTGTAGTTCGCCATCATGACGTTATCCGAGTGCTGGATAACGTAGGTCGCCGCAGCGTCCGGCGCGAGCGTGCAGAGGTCCATGCCCCAGCCGCAGACTTGCGTCGAGCCGTCGTGGATGATGTCGGGGAAAGAAAGGTTCGGGTTCTGCGTCGAGACGATCCAGTTCGCCACAGTCTCGGAGTGGTTGCGACCGCACTGGATGCGCCCGCCCGCTTGAGTCAGTGACGCGCCGCCCGACATGCAGCCGCGCACAGTCGCATAGGGCATGTTCGGGTAGCACCCCTGATCGTTGCGCCCCGTGCGCGAATCGACCTTGTTCGCGGAGTTGGAATCTACGAACCAGACCGGGTGCAGGATGTCATCGTCGTCATTGACGCCATGTAGCCCGAAACGCCCTGCGATGATCGAGCACGAATTGCCGAGAACCGGCGATTTCGAGCCCGCCATGCGCGCCACCCAGATCAGGCGACCGCGAGAATCCGCGAACAGGTTTTTCGGTCCGAAACTCGACACATCCATGCCGTCGTCCATCTTCACGACGGCCACGCGCTTCCATTGCTCGCCCTCGCCAGCCGAGGTGTAGAGGTAGGTTTCCGGCGCACTGATCGGGTTGTTCACATCGCCGTACTCGACCGCGCAGAGCGTGCCGTCAGGCAGGCGCGTGCCGTAGCTCATCAGCCGCCCCGACGAGGTGCCGCCCGGCATGGCATACACGTTATGGAAAGTGTTGCTAGCGTCAGACAAACGGAATCGGTGAATGCCCTGCGTGCCGCCGCCGACCATGTTGCCGTCTGTGACGTGGATCACCCAGTCCGAGCCGGGGATTTCGATGAAGTCGGTGGCGTTGTAGATCGCCATGCCGCCGCCCTTGCCGGAAAATCCGGGGGTGGCGTAAAGCTCGGGGATCGTGCAGTTATTGGCAGGCCACGCGGCGTCCGGCTCCCACACGATGTAGCCGGAATCCCACTGCCGGTCGCCGTAGCCGATCAGCAGCAGGTCGCGGCCCTTGTGGTAGTAGATGTTGTGGAAGTGGCGGATGCGCAGATTTGCCGTCCCCGCAGCCTGATTGACAGTGTTGTGCTCCCACACGATCTGCCACGAGTCGCCGCCGTTGGTGCTGCGCTTAAGCAGGATTTGGTCACCGTTGGTGAAATTGAACGCGCCTGCGGTGTTGATGTTGGCGTCGCCTGACTGGCGATACTCGGCCATGTACAGTGTGCGCGTGGTCGTGCGCTCGGCAATCCCGCGGTGCGGCAGCAGACCAATCCACGCGGTGTGTTTTTGCTCGTCCGTGCCGGTGGCGAGCGTGCCGTTGTAGTAGCCGATTCGATCGACGGGCTGGAGGTTGTTGTAGCTCGGCGCGTTGTTGCCCCAGCTCACGCCACCATCCACCGATTTGTAGAGGAAAAACTTGTTGTCGCCAGCCTGCACCGCCATCAGCAGGCCGTGCGATGTCAGGTAAGCGTCGAGCGGATTGACCGCGCCACCGCGCGCAGACAGCAGCGTGCCGGTCGTGTCTTGCAGCGTGGTCGCGTCAAAGTGGGTCGTCTCCGAGCCGAGCACTTCCGGCACGGCATCCAGATCAAGCAGCACCAACTTTTGCGCGGTGCGCGCGAGGTACTTGCCACTGGGCAACTCGACCATGATCTCGGGCGAGCGCCAGTTCGTCGTGCAAATGCGGGGGGCGAGCGTCGTCTCGGCCATGTCTTATGCCTCCTCGGCGGCGATGATGTCCATCGCGCGGTGGATCTCGTTGGGGTAGATGCTCGACAGCGAGCCCATTTGCGCCTTCACGGCAGCGGGTCGCAGATAGCGCTCGGTGCCGCGCGAAATCCACCAGTCCTCGCGGGTCTTGTCGGGGTCGGCTTGCAGCATGGCGCGCACCGCAACCACGACAGGCTCAATACGGGCGCGCTCCTCGGGCGTGATGACGCAGACTTGATCGGGGTCCGTGGCGCCCCGGCGATGGATTTCGATCATGGTCACGCCTGCTCCACGGTGATCGTGGGCACATCGCCCACCCACGTATAGGTCTGCACCCAGCCGTCAGAGGCGGTCACGGTCGCCACTTTGCCGTCCGCGTAGGTCGCCACGTAGTCGATGCCGTTGGCCGTCCAGGATTGCAGAGCGCCGTCAGAGACCACGACGTTTGCAAGCTGCGCCATGTCGGCTGGCAGATTGCCCGCCAACAATCTATTCCCCCCACCCGGCGAGGTCACTGCCACCACCGGCGCGCCGAGCGGGTCGCGGCCGGTGCCGATCGTGCTCACCTCGCCGGTCGCGGGATCGCGGTCGGCGAGCACCTGCGTCTGCTGCAACGTCGGGTAGCGGGCCACGCCGATCGACAAGAAGTAGTCGGCGAGGTCGTCGGCGAGAGTGTAAGTCTGGCCGCGCTCGTATTGACCATCATTGCCGTTGGGGCGCGGGTCGATCATGGTCAAGGTCTTGGGCATCGGGGTCTCCTAGGGCCGCGCGCTGCGGCAGGTTTCGTGCATGCGGCGGCAGAGGCCGGCCGCTTCGATGAGGTCATACGTCCAGAGGGTGACGGCGAGCTCATCACCGGCGGTGGGGATCGGTAGCGGCGGGCAGGGCGTCAGGCTGCATCGTCGTCCTCATCATCCTGCCCCCTGCCCGGCGCACTCGACAGCGGCACTCCGATCTCTTCGGCCGCGCGCCGGAACTCGGCGCGCTGCTCGAGCACGTCGCGCGGGCTGCCGCCGCGGCGGCGGATGGCTTCGACCTCGCTGGCCTGGTTGGTCTCGACCAACACTTTCCAGGCGTTGGCTTCTTTCAGCGGGTCGATCCAGGGCATGGACTGCGCCACGTAGAGCGCGTCGTCGGCGGTGCCGGGCATGAGGTCGGCGGGCATGCGCACGACGCCAGCGACGTGGGCTGCGAGGACGAAGTTCTCCCACACCGGCTGCACGATCTCGCCGGTGAATTCGTCGCACAGCACGGCGTAGCTCGACCACTGCTCGACCAGCTCCTGGCGCTGGGCAGACCACGTGCCGTTGTAGTCTTTGCTGACGCTGGAGTAGCTGGCGCCCCAGCCCGCTGCCGCGGCGCGCAACTGGCCCTGCCGGAATGTAATCAGGTTGGGGTTCGGGCGGTTGCTGTCGATCATCCCGATTTCTTCGCCGATGGCGAGGTCGTCGATCACCATGCCAGGGCGGAACTCGATGCTGCGCGAGCCGGGCGCCGGTGAGCTCTCGGGGTCGTACAGGTCGGGCGTGCCGCGCTTGACGTAGGCCGAGAGGCTGGCGGCGATCTTCGCGGCGATGCGCTCGGACTCTTCGTATTCCTTGATGTCCTCGAGGCGAGTGATGACGCTCGCGAATTCGGACACGCCGCGGATCTGGCCGATGTGGTCGAGCGTGGCAAGGTGCAGAGCGCGGTCCCACGGGATGCGGCGGGTGGTGCCGGTGGTGGGCAGGCCGATCGAGGCGGCATCGGTGCGCAGGACGTGGATGGCGACGGGCTTTCCCCACTGGTTGCGCTCGATGCCTTGGACGATGCGCTGGCGCGTGTCGTGCAGATCCATCGGCACGAGGTCGGCCTCGAATGCTTCGAGGCTGAAGGGCACGCGGGTGGCGTGATCAAGGTCGGGGCGCAGGCCGGTGATCATCTGCGCAAACACTTCGCCGTCGCGCAGCCAGGCGCGGGCCAGGGCGCGCTGAAGGCGTGACCACGGCATGCGCTGGGTGACGTCGGGGTAGCGGGACCAGTCGCGCCAGGCTTCGAGGAGCGCCTTGGCGTATTCGGTGTGGATGCTGCCGTCGAGCCGGCGCGGTTGCGGTTCGATGCCAATGCCCTTGGGGCCGACGACGGCGTTGACGAGCACGCGGAGCGCGCCGCGCGAGAGGTCGTGATTGCGCACGAGCTGGCGGGCCTGCGTGCGCACGGCGACGGCGCCGCGCTGGACGATCTCGTTTTGTGAGGGGCCGCCGCGCCAGAATTTGCGCATGTGCGAGGATTCGGCGGCCTCGTAGTGCGCCAGCATACGGCGCGCGGCACGGCGCCGGAGCGCGGCGGCGGGCGCGAAGTAGCCGATGAGGCGGTCGAGCGTGTTCATGCGGTGCCGCCGGAGAAGTCGGCCACGGCGTAATTGAGGCCGGTTCCGCCCGCGGCGCGGGCTTTCTCGCGCGAGACTTGCGACTGCAGCAGGGTGATCTGCTGCTGCACGGCGGAGAGCTCGGCCATGCGGTGGGTGCGGTCGCCGGAGCGGGCTTCCTGCGCCTGGAGGATGGCGGCTTCGGCAGCCAGGTAGGCGGCGAGGCGGGTTTCGGCGACAGAGGGCATGGGGCGCGGCGCACGGGTAGAGGCTGATGCGACGAAAGTACGCGGGCGTGTGTCGCAGCGTTACCCGGTGATGCGACAGTTGTTTGATGCCGCGCCCCGGACGGAAGATAAGGGGAAGTCGCCCATGTAGCTCAAATATTGGATTCCCGTATTTGAGCTACATTCTTCGGTAAGGCTGATCAGCCTTCGGAATGCATATTTTCATTCCGATAAGATCGCCTGTATTCCTCTTCTTTGTTGACCTCATCACTCATTGCGTATGCAACATCGCGAGCAATCTCAACGCAATGATCAATCGCCATCCAATACTCTGAACTCCCTTTCCGCTTCGCGTCAAAAAGCCGTACTCCGATCGCCTGTACAAGAGCCTGCAGCGTCATCGATGCGGTTTTTTCAAGGTCGAACTGACTTGCTTTGTCTGTCTTCAATGAAGACCAGTTTGCCGAGCAAGCAGCATCGAACCCTGTCGCAAATTCAGGGGTCTCATTCTTTACCGCCTTCAGAGACTCTAACAGCAGGCGGGCGCGTCCAACAAAACGGTCAAGGCGCGGCTCGCACATAAAAGCGGCGGCCATCAGAGCGTCTGCGCATAGCTCATCTTCTTCCTCTGAAGGACCATCGCCATCATGGTTTTCGCCAAAGCCAATCATCTTGTATGCGACATCTGAAAGCTCTTCTCCAATTCTGCCAACAAGCTCGTCACGTTCCTTTTCCATATTCATTTCGTTCTCCTGTTTTAGGCATTTCCTAGATTGCCAATAATTCACTGATGCTGTTCAGCACTTGCATCAGCGGCCCACTCGTTGCGCCGCAGGATGCGGTAAATAGTCGATCGGCTCTTGCCGTAGCGCCGTGCGAGCAGCTGCACGTTGCGGCCGTTGTACTCGGCGCGCACGCGTGCGGCGACATCGTCGCGGGTGAGCGTGTCGAGGGTGTAGAGCGGGTAAGTCGTGCCGCCGTGGCCGAGCCGGGCCGCGCCGAGGATGAGCGCGTCGGCCAGGGTCTCGGCGATCGGGGCCGGCAGGCGCAGCTCGCGGGTGAGCACGTCGGTGAAGACCTCGGCGAGGGTGGTGGTCTGCGCTGCGGGTGCGGTCATAGCAGGGATCTCCGGGTGAAGGCGGAAGCGGGGGGCGGGCGGTGGACGGGACTCGGGGGGATCGCGGGGGATTGCGCGGGGTCGGCGGTGGGGGATGGTGCAGGCGTGTGCACGGCAGCGGGCGACGGGGCGTTGAACAGGTCCATCTCCGGCTCGAGCTGGGCCTGCAGGCGTTCGAGCTCGCGCTCGCGCAGGCGGCTGCCGAGGACGTCGTTGCGGTAGCCGGCGGCGATGTTGAGGCAGAAGAGGTCGAGCACTTCGTTGCGGTCGCGAACCTTGACCCACTTGCGGCGGTTGGGGTCGTAGATCTCGGCGGTGAGCTGGGAGTAGAAGGCCTCGCCGAGCTGGTCAGAGAAGGCGACGCGGCGGTCGAGCGGCGTCTTGTCGCGGTCGCCGTCGAGGACGTGGAAGAGGTGCGTCTTGGCGGTGTCGGCGCCGACCTGCCATTGCTCGGCGCCGTACTTCTTCTGCTTGCCACGCGGGGTGTATTCGATGCGCGAGGGCTTCTGGATGATGGGACGGCCACGGGTGGAGGCGCCCTTGGTGGCCATGACGCCGCGGCGCTGGCGAGGCGCGGTGAAGTCGACGACCGCGTCTTGCAGGAAGCCGGAGTCGACCGCGGTCATGCGGATGCGCACATCGAAGCCGCGGCTGTTCTTGAACGGGGTGGTGATGTACTGGTCGAGCCATTCCCACAGTTCGCGATCGACGGCCGGATCACCAGGGCGCTCGAGGTGGTCGACGACCCACCAGCGGTTATTGGTGCCCCAGCCGAGCACGAGCAGCGCCAGGCGGTCTTTCTGAACGTCGACAGCGCAGGTGAGCAGGACGCAGCCAGGTGGGAGGGTGCGCAGGTCGTAGCGGGTTGCGCGCGCTTTGAGTTCGTCCTCGTCTAGCTTCTCGGTGGGGTCCTTGCTGACGCGGCCAAGCTTGGTGTTCTCGAAGGTCTTCCAGGCGGACTTGTCGCGCTTGGCGATCTCGGATTCTTCGGCGAGCTCGCCCCAGGAGAGGCCTAGGCCGACCGGGGTGTAGAGGGCATTGACGTGGAAGCCGGGGACGGCGCGATCGGGGTGCTCGGCGATCCAGCGGCCGGCGGCGAGCATCTCGGTCTTGTAGCGCTCTTCGATGCCGACGCCGCAGCCGGCGCAGTGATAGACGGCCTCGAGCGGGCGGCCTTCGGGCCAGCTAAGGTTCTCCCATTCGAGCGTCTGCTCGTGGTCGCAGTGCGGACAGGCGACGTGATAGCGGCGCTGGTCGCTGGCGCGCCATTCCTTCCAGATCCGGGAAAGGCTTTCGATGGTGGGCGTGGAGACGAGGAAAATCTTGCGGCGCGAGAAAGTGGAGGCGCGGGCCTCGGCGAGCTTGATCGGGTCGCCCTCGCCTTCGAGCTCGACCGGGTAGGCGTCGACCTCGTCGAGGAAGATGCGGGCGGCCGGCATCGAGCGCAGACCGGAGGCGGAGTTTGCGCCGGCCACGATGACGACGCCGCCGGGGTATTCCTTGAGGAGGGTGGTGTTGCCGGAGTCGCGCTGGCGGGCCGGGGCGATCTTGCTGCGCAGGTGCGGGGTGTCTTCGATCATCGGCGCCAGGCGCTGCTTGGACCAGCGCTCGGCCATGTCCAGCGTGGGCTGGACGCAGAGCATGGGCGCCATGCGGGTGCCGATGTGCCAGCCGACCCAGTTGAGCCCGCACTCGGTGCCGCCGACCTGGGCAGACTTGACGAAGACGACGCGCTTGCTGGGATGACTGTCGCTGAGGCAGTCCATGATCTCGGCCAGGAAGGGCACGCGCGAGGTGCGCCACTGGCCGGGCTCGCTGGCGCCCTTCGAGGGCAGGCGGCGATGCGCGTCGGCCCATTCGGTGACGGTGAGCGCAGGGGGCGGACGCAGCGCGGCGGCGATCGCGGTGAGCGACACCAGCGCGCCATCTTCGACCGACACGAAGCGGTCATTCGCGCCCATGGCGTGCTCCGGAGAGGTCGCGGCCGGCGGCGTCGCAGTCCTTGGCGAGCTGCTCGAGGGCCTGGGCGATCTCGGTGCTGATGATCTGATGGCAGGCGTGCGGGTCGGCTTCGGCGGCGACACGGTCGGCCAGCTTGTCGGCGACGCGCTCAAGCGCGGTGCGGAAGTTGCTGCCGATCGTGGTCATGGTCATCAGCACGGCCGAGGTCTCGCACAGCTCGCCGGCGCGCTTGCGCTCTTCCATCTCGGCGATGTTCGCGGCGTGGGTCTCGCGCTTGGCGCGGGCGCTCTCGAAGTCGTAGATGACGCGCGACAGCGGCGCGGTGGGCTCGCCGACGGTGGCGCCCTGCCCTGGCCGATCGGCAGGCGGCTGCGATCGGTGCGGCTCGTCGGCCAGCGCCTGGGCGCGGCGCTTTGGGGCGTTCGCGCGCATCGACTGCAGCGTGTCGGTCTTGGCGTCCCAGACTCGGTCCGACGCCTCGACATCGACGCGGCCATCCTCGACCACGACGACACGGCCAGCCCGGATCGCCTGGCTGATCGCAGGGCGCGACACCCCTTTTCGCTGGGCGTACTCGGCTTTCGTGCAGGTGATCATGGCGTGCTTAACAGTCGTTTCGTTAATGGGTTAAGTCCGGTTAAGTTGCTGGCGCTAAAGGAAAATCGGGGCTGCGATTACCA